AGGAAAACAAATGCCACAAATAGGCAACGATAAGAATCCAATAATTATGAATGGATTCAAAAATAAAAAAAGCACACGAATTTTAGGAATGTTAGCAAACGCTTATTCAGGAGAAGCTAAAAAGAACTATCAAGATAACTACGATAAAATTTTTAGTAAAAAGAAAAAGGATAAATAATGGCTACAACATATTTAACATTAGCAAATGAAGCTCTTAGAGAATTAAATGAAGTAACTTTGACTGCTTCTAACTTTTCAAGTGCTGTAGGAATACAGGCTTTTGTTAAAGAAGCTACTAATAGATCTTTAAATGATATAGCTAACGCAGAACCTCAATTACCTTTTTTTGCTGTTGCGGCAAGTGGAGGTACAGATCCTTTTTACGGTAATGTAACCGTAGAGACTGTAGCAGGAACTAGATGGTATCTTCTTAAAGCAGGAAGTTCTAGCATTATTACAGACTATGCTTCTATAGATTGGGATGATTTTTATATTACAACAATAGGAGTATCAGGTGAATCAGCTCCTTTTGTTTCCAGAGGATTAAAGTTTATGTCTTTGTCAGATTGGAGAAGATATAGAAGAGATAGAGAAAACGCAGATGATGCCGATAC